GAGACGAAACATAAAGTAGTACGCAACATGAAGTCATTTAACTCTGTGACACTGCTTGCGTTCACAACCCTGACATCTGTTCCTGACTTGGCGTTGCCACTGATTAGAAGCGGAAACATGAGAGCGTTTGGCAAGGCGTGGATTAAATACATGAGCGACCCCGTCTACAGGCAGGCCGCTAAGAACATCGGCACAGGCATCGAGAATATGTTGCATGACCGCATGGTTCACATGGCTGGTGGCGGTTCACAAAAATTCACAAACTCGTTCTTCAACGCCACATTCCTCACAACATGGACGAACTTCAACAGAGAGATGGCGTCTATGGTGGGCATGGAGGCGTTCAAGTCTGAGATAGCTCGTGCAAGAAAAGCGTACATGTCAGGCAACAGAGACGGGTACACCTATAAGAAAGCCAAGCGTTTCTTAGAAAGGTATGGTCTCACTGGTGAAAATGCAGAGCATGACTTCCTGTCTAACAGTTCATTTATGATAGATGAGATACCTGCAAACCGCGAAGACGTACAGATGCAAGTTCGTGCGGCGGCACTCCGCTTCACTAACGAAGCCATCTTCACTCCTAACCCCAACGATGTGCCTATGTGGGCGCAAACACCTTGGGGTAGCCTCATGTTCCAGCTTAAATCGTTCCCTCTGATGATGGCACGTCTGAGCAGGCATGTGGTAAGCGAGGCGTTTGTTCACAACAACCCACTACCACTCATGTATATGGCAACTGCTGGCGTTGGCGCTGGTGCTATTTCACTAGGTATCAAGGACATCGTACAGCAGAGGGGTGGTGATGATGAGAGAAGCGCAGAGTTCCGCAAGAGAAGCCTGACAAACTCATCAGAAGCACTGGCTAGAGCCTTCAATGTTCGCGAGGGTAGTGATGTAGACAAGTACGCAGGCTGGTACATGGAGAGCCTGATGGCTATGGGTGGCCTCGGTCTATTCGCTGAGTTCTTCTATAACGCCGCCAGCCAAGCAGACAACGGTGCATACGGCAAGATGAGAGTTGCTAGTGCGGTAGCTGGCCCATCATTTAGCGCAGTGTTTGATAGCGGTCTAACGATGGCCGCAGGTGCAAGTGACTTTATCACAGGCGAAGAGAAGACTGGCAACAAGCGTGCGGCACTGAGAGAGATGGCTAGACGTGTACCTGTAGCTGGCGGAATAAGTGACTTCCGTGAGGGTGCGGCAGACATAGGCGGCGAGCCGGGTAAGCCGGGACGGAAGGGTGGCTTCGGGTCTAGCCCATTCGGTAAGGGCAAGTTTGGTGAAAGTCCGTTCAAATGAGCGACCTACTTCTGAGACATAAAGTCGGGCCACGGATTATGATGATGGTTATGACAGCCATGTATATCCGTGTGATTGAATGGGGAATTTCACTCGATGACATCAGCACTCAGCAGAGCGCGATGATAAGCGTCGTCAGCGGTAGCATGACAGGGGCGTTTGCAGTCTGGCTCGGAAGCGAGAAAAAGAGTTGATGACAAAGGCACAGCGGTTGAACGAGAACACTGAGGTAGCACTGCCACTTCGCAACATTATCAGCATGGTCGCGGCGGCTAGTCTAGCGACGTGGGCTTACTTCGGCATCATTGAGAGGCTCAACCAAATCGAGACCAACATCACAATGATGGAATCGGACTTACAACAGAACACAGAGTTCCGCATCAAGTGGCCGCGTGGCGAGATGGGTAGTCTGCCAGCCGACAGCGAACAGTTCATGCTGATAGAGCATTTGGCTACCGAGTTAGAGAAGTTACAGGACGAAATAGAAGGCGGCAAAGCGCCATACGACCAGCAACAAAAATTAACGCTAGAGTTTTATGAGAAACGCTTAACCAACTTAGAAGAACACATGGAGAAGATGCGTAATGGTGGTTGAGCTTACTTTTGTTTTGTTGTTGGTCATGGGTGGCGAGCGAGTGGAGTACACGCCTTATCAGTCTTTGTCTGAGTGCTTGGCTGTACGCAGAAAGATTAAGAGAAACGTGGGTCACACCAATAACTTCGACCAGAAGTGGTCATGCAAGGAGCTAAAGGTGAAGGTTCAAGACGGTAACATATTGGAGTTTGTAGAATGATAGCAGTTCTCGGAAAAATCCTTGGCTCAGACAAGGTGATTAGCAAAGGTCTCGACCTCATAGACAGTTTCCATACGTCTACAGAGGAAGAGGTGGCCGCTAAGTCGAAGGCAAAGACAGACTTATTACAGGCGTACCAGCCGTTTAAGTTAGCCCAGCGCTACCTCGCGCTGATGTTTGGCCTCACATATCTGTCAGTGTTTGTCATCGTCATGGCTATGACGCTGGCAGGCAAGGGTGACATAGACAGCGTTAAGGCTGTGATGGGCGATTTCTACATAGGTGAAATCATGTTTGCGATAATCGCCTTCTACTTCGGAGGAGGAGCCTTCGAGGGAATTATGGAAAAGAGAAAGGGCAAGTAATGTTTAAGTTATCTCAGCGCAGTGTTGCTAGATTGGGTGGCGTAGACGAGAGGCTGACTGAAGTAGTCGTCCGGGCTATCGAGCTAACCAAGGTAGACTTTGGCGTAACTTGCGGTCTCCGTTCATGGGAAGAGCAAGAGCGTTTGGTTGCGGCGGGGAAATCCCAAACCATGAAATCCAAGCACCTAGACGGGAAAGCGGTAGACTTGGTTGCTTACTGCGATGGTCAGGTGTCGTGGGAACTGAACCTGTATGACGATGTGGCAGAAGCTATGCGTACTGCCGCGCACGAGCTTGATGTAGACAACCTACGGTGGGGCGCGGCTTGGCATATTGATGATATATGCGAATACATGGGGACGATGGAACAGGCCAATTTGGAGTATATTGATTTAAGGAGGTCGCAGAATAGACGCCCGTTTATAGACGCACCTCACTTTGAATTAGGGGACTAGCATGGTTGTTCTTGGAACACGCACAGCAGGTAACGTGAGCAAGGCTGAGAGGCCAACACGTTACGCAAAGGGTGGTCTGAAAGACCGCATGATAGTGAAGCCATGCCCGTGCATACTTAATAAAGGAGCGAACCGTGGGAAAAGTAAGCGAGCTACTTGATTACGTCTGGAAGAATGACGGTAAGAAAAAGGGCAATAACAAGTCCACGTCTACATCAGTTAAAAAGACCAGCAAGAAGGATGAAAGCATCCTCAAGCAGATTAACTGGGGTAAGTAGATGGCTCGTAAGGCTCCAAAAAAGCCAGCGAAAAAGGATGCTTGCTACAAAAAGGTGAAGGCTCGCTACAAGGTTTGGCCTAGCGCTTATGGGTCAGGCGCACTGGTCAAGTGCCGCAAGGTCGGCGCGAAAAACTGGGGCAATAAATCCAAGAAGAAGGCGTAGACATGGGATACGGCAAGAAAAAAGGTGGCCGGAAGAAGTAGTAACAGTCTCAAGACTTGGTTCTCTAAGAACGGAGGCAAGGGCTGGATAGACTGCAAAACTGGCAAGCCGTGTGGGCGGAAGAAGGGCGAGAAACGCAAGGGATACCCTGCGTGTCGTCCTACTAAAGCCCAATGCACGAGCGCTATGAAAAAGAAAACGTCAAGTAAAAGGATTTCGTGGAAAAAGAAAAAGAAAAAGTAGGCAAAAATGGAACCAATATCAGTGGCCTTGAGCGCGGTAGCCGCGATAAAAACTGGTGTTCAGATGGGGAAGGACATCAGCCAACTTGGCCGAGAGGTGGGGAAACTGTGGGGTGCTATTGACGAAGTCAAGGCCGCACACAACAAGAAGAAGAGCAAGTCATTTGGCTCGGCCAACGAGGAAGCACTATCTACATTCATAGACAAGAAGCGTGCAGAGGATTTAGAAAATCAGTTGCGCGATATTGTTATCGCCACTCGCGGCATAAACGGCTGGCAAGAGTTGTTAAAGATACGCGGTCAAGTACGCAAGCAACGGCAAGAAGAGCGTGCTAGGCTACAGCGTAGGAACAAAATGATTTTAGAGATTATCATAGGGAGCGTACTTCTGTTCATCGGTCTCTGGGGACTTGTCGCCTTTTGTATGTTCCTCATCGCTAGACACAACGGCGGTGGTGCATGACGCTGTCTCTCCTGAACAGCACTCATCGACATACATCTTACACACACCACACTGAACATGACCATGCACCTCTACTCTCATAGAGCTATGACACCTCGGACATAGCCCACTATCTATCGCCCTCTGCATAGAGCCATCCCCTTCACTTATCATACCGCCCACCCGTTCTGAGACACTTTCGGCAGTTTGTTGTTCTGCCCCATAAGCGTGTCTAGCATTTCGTCAAAGTGGCGGTTTTTTTGGTTGATTAAAGTTACATCAGGATTTGATGGCAGGCTCTCACTGGGGTGGCTTTCTACGGGTTCTGAAGTTGGGGTCGTAATCAGACATACTAACCCCCTCAAGCGCTTCACTCTCTCCACTTCGTTGTCGAAGCGACAGTCGTCTACTACGACTGATTTGCTTTTCTTTAGCAGAGACTGTACCTCTTGTTCCCAGAGATTTCCCCATAGGTTTTCGCTTATGCAGGTTCGACCCCATTCCGTTCCCAAAGATTGCATCGCCCATCTCGGTGTCCTTCCGTCTAGCAATTCGCAGGGCAAATCTTTTAAGTCACCCTCTATGTGTTCATCAGTAAGCCCCATCGTCCGAAGCATATCCTTCAAGACACCAGCAAACTTTACCCTAGTATAACCGAAATTCTGCACCAAGTAGTCCGCCGCGTAGGTTTTGCCAGACCCCATCAATCCACAAAATGCCACCAATCTCATTCTTCAAGTAACCTTATCTTAATTTCAGCTATGTTGTTTCGGACGTATTTCAATTTATCCATAGCTTTGCGTCTATCATCGGCCATGTTGTCTCGCTCGTAGCTGTCCGAATAGTTGACCATCTGCCACTCTATATCTCTCACACGAGACGATATACTTTCTGCCTCGTGTTCTAATTCAATAAGCCTCCGCTTCAATCCCAACCGCTTATCTTCCAACTTCAACTCCTGTCTATGGGCTTATATAAAGTCCAGTCAGAACAAGCCTGCCCGTCACAAACTTCGCACCTCCATGCACCATCCTCTGTAGCGTAGGAATTTCCGCATGTTCTTACGGTCATCTCTTCTGGCATAGCGCCACCCCAGCAAGCATCTCGTTTGAAGCAACCACGACAACGCCAGTCTGTCTCGTCAACAGAAATTTTCTCAGCTTTATTTGAAATAACTCTTTCGACTTTGGCTGTTAGAAAGGCGTATCTGAAATCGTCGAAGTCTACAAACTCGTGGTGATAAAGGCTGTTGTTCTTATTGTAAGCAACCAACACAAATCGTTGGATACCAGACAGACCCATCATAAATTGCATCTGGTCGTAATACTGAGGGTGGCTAGACTTGACGCCTTTCTTCACAAACTCTTTGTGCTTGGCATCGTTCATGGACTTGATTTCTAAGCCAACTGTCTTGCCGTCTATCTCAAGCAACCCGTCAGCATTACCCATGACCAAGCCGCCGTAACCCTCGAACCTCCACTGCTTGCCAGACATAGGGTCTGTTTCCATAACATGCAGGCCAGCTTCGCGCATATCCTTAACCACAGAGTATTCAATCCTGTGGCCGTCTCGGAATATCCGTGCCAGCTTTGGGTCTGGTGGTGTGTCTGGGTATCCGCGAAATGAGAAGGCGATAGACGCATCACAGGCTTGGCCTATGCCAGACGCACCTATATATGCTCGTGGTTTGTCTTGCTTTCTCTTAGAGAAGGCCGCGTCAATTAGCGCAGTGATGTCAGTCATGTTTATTCCAGATAAAAAAAGAGGGGCGCTCTTCCGAAACGCCCCTCTAGGTTACGCCTAAAAGGGGATATCGTCGTCCATGTCTGTTGACGTAGACGATGAAGCCTCGCTAGGCGTGGCTGAAGCAGTAGGGGAGGAAGCTGTACTACCCACTTCAGCAGGGTCGAAGTAGCCTTTGACAGCCGAGCCAGTTCTTTCTTCACCATCCTTAATGTAGGTGTCGGAGACCACTCTTACACCGACAGTAAGTCCAGCAAGGCTAGAAACAGGCGCATCATTAGCGAAGGGGTGGTTTGGATTAGCATGACCAGCGTAGGTAAGCATGGTCTTCAATTCCTCACGCCCAATCCGCGTGGCCTTCTCAGAACTAGGCACATGGACGTTAATCCAATTACGGATATTGCCACTGCCATCGACTGCATCGAACTCCAACGCAATCATCTTACCACCACTCCGGCTGTCTTTAGGGGTGGCGGATTTAATTTTACAAACATGCCTGCCGGGTTTCAGCACGCTACTTGTAGACACCTCGTAATTAGAGAGGTTTAGCTGGTCAAATGAAAATGACATCTCTTAGTCTCCTGATTGTGATTTGCGCCAGTTCTCGTAATCCTCATCAGACATATCCATACGCTTGAATAGGTCTACGATATTCCCCGTCTTCTCTACTGGTGCGAGACGGCGCTTTTCATCTCGAACCTTTCCTTTCCAACCGCGAACTTCCTCGGTTGCAAGGAACCTCACAACCTTCTGGCCGTCCTGTTGGTTGCCAGATGTCCTACGAATACCGCAGAACACGCAGTCAAAAATTCCGGGAAGCTGTTGCATGGAAGCCTTGCCGTCTATCATCGGCCAGTATTCCACATTACCATTATCGTCCTGACTTTCCTTTGCCAGTGCGGTAACAAGATAGTGCATAGGCATATCTCGGATGGCCTTACATGCGCCTATAAGTTGCGCCGCATGGTTAGACCAGCTCTCAAAATTATTGACAGGCTTGCCTTTCTTCTTAGCCTCTTCCTCCGCCAGCTTTTCAGCGTGCTTTAGGGAGTGGTTAGAAAGCTCGGTGAGGCTGTCTATGCCTACCCATTTATAGTTTCGATTAGCGAACTCATCTGACTTCATCCACTTAAAGATATCTACAAATGAGTAGCTACCCTTATCGGGGTCAGTTTTACCGCCCCAACTTGTGAATGGTAGATAGTCAATGCCAGCAGACCTGATACTAGACAGGCCGCTTTCACCGCTAATGATAAAGCCGTCGCCATAATACTCTTGATAGTAGGCGAACTGGGTGGTCTTGCCCCAGCCGTGGTGGCCGTAGAGCAAGCACTTCCGATAAGAAGTGGTGTGGTCTTTCGTAGACAATGGCTTAAACATTTCAATCCTCCAGCACTTCGACCAAAGCAGGTCCGGGTTTCCGTGTGAGTGCAGGGAGAAGCTCACGTTTTTGTGTGTCGTCAAGCCCCTGAAATTTCCGCTTGTCTACCGAAAATCTTTTTTTGACGTGGGCTGGTAGCTCTTGTGAGCCATCGAAGATGCTGTCTAGTAAGTCAGCGTCCCATGTCCAGCGCTCTGCACGCTTGACTATGACTGTCAGTTTATTCCCAACTCTCATTTCTTGCTGGCCTGCTTCTTCTGGGAACTCAGAAAGTATCTCATCTTTGAGAACGTCCATCCGTGCAGA